TCACAAACCGGCGGCGTATCTATCGATGGTTTTAGCCCTAGCCCTTACCGTATGGGTAACTCAATGATCGGCAAGATCCGAGGACTAATAGCCGGATATACAAACCCTAACGCGATGGTCGGATAATGACCGCACCTATTACGACTTTAAGAGCCTCACTAGCTGCGGCCTTAGCTAATACAAACGTATGGAATACGTACGCCTATCCGCCTCCAACTATCACCGCTAATAGCGTGATCGTTAGCCCGGCAGATCCGTACATCACTCCGAGTAATAACGAATACGCCAATATTTCGCCTATGGCATCCTTTCGCATCATATGTAACGTGCCTATGTACGATAACCAAGGCAACCTACAAGGGATCGAAAGTATGGTGTGCGCCGTCTATGAAAAGTTAGCGGCCTCATCGATCGTTATGAATATAGGACCGGTAAGCGCTCCTAGCGTATTAACCGTACAAAGCGGCGATTTATTAACTACTGATATCACTATCTCAATACTTACGAGCTGGGAGTAACAATGCCATATACAGAGGATGATCTAAAGTTTTTGCGAAAGATCGGGCAGATCGTAGACGAGCCTGCACCGGTTAAAGTAGCAAAAGTAAAAATCGAAACAACACCAACAACAACCGAAAGCGAGGAATAGGCCCATGGCCATTTTTCTAAGTAATGGAGTGGTCGTAACCCTTAACTCGGTCGATCTCTCAGATCACGTAACTAGCGCAACTATTAACCGTGTTTTTGAGGAGCTGGAAGTTACAGCTATGGGCGATAACGCGAGACGTTATACTAAGGGCCTAGAAACCTCAACGATTACGCTAGATTTTCTAAACGATACCGCTACCGGTGAAGTCCTACAGACTTTGCAGGCAGCCTGGGGTACAACAGTACCTATCACGCTAAAGCAAACTAGCGCAGCTATCTCAGCTACTAACCCTGAATATCAGACAACAGTATTAGTAAATAACACTACTGATATTAACGGCGCGGTCGGAGATATCTCGACTCAGAGCATTACCTTTACCTGCAACTCTCCTATCGTTGTAGACATCACCGTATAACAAAAAGAAAAGGGGCACACAATGGCACGACTCAAAATAACAAGGGCTACCGGAGAAGTTACTGAGCATCAGATAACACCTCGGATCGAGTACGCCTTTGAGCTCTATGCAAAAAAAGGTTTTCATAAAGCCTTTAGAGATGACGAAAAGCAAAGCGATGTTTACTGGTTAGCGTGGGAGTGTTTACGCACATCCGGCGAAACAGTAAAAACGTTTGGCGCAGAGTTTTTAGATACCTTGGTTAAAGTCGAGGTACTAGACGACGAGCCTTTAAGCTAGGGCGCGGCACTCTAACCTATCTGGTAGCGCAACTATCAATACGGTTAGGGGTCGCGCCTCAAGCGATACTCGAGCTAGAGCCCGAGATGTTTCAGATGTTAGTAAAAGTATTAAACGAGCAAGCGGAGGAGTCTAAAAATGTCGGTAAAGCTAGACGGCGTTAAAGAGACTCTACGCGCGATGCGTAAAATAGATCCTGAGCTATTAAAAGAGATGAATAAAGAGATCAAAGGCATCATGATCCCGATACGCGATAAGGCTAGAGGGTACGCGCCTACCGCTGCGCCGGGTGGCCTTTATAACTGGGACGAGGGTAAATACACTCGAAAGATTACGGCCCGTAATTCTGCCTTTCGTACTTTTAATAGCGAGGGACGTTTACGCCGTTTTCCTCTTTATCAAGCTGAGGTAGTGCGTAAAGGTATTTATTACACCGCAGCGCCAAGTAAGCGCAACCGTAACGGATGGAGCTCTCAATACATCGTAGCTAACGCCTCAGCTAGTGGATCGATTTATGAGACGGCCGGACGTAAAAACCCCGGAGGAGATCCTAAAAGCCGATCCAATAACCCGAGTGCCGGTGCTCACTTTGTTAGCCGTATGGGCCCTCTATACGGAGATGGCGCAAGCCGTGGACGTTTGATCTTTAGAGCGTGGGCAGAAAATCAAGGCCGCGCTCAAGCTGCGGTAGTGCAGGCTATCCAAAATACCATCGCCGCCTTTAACCAAGGCCGCTACGACAAGGCCGCATAATGCCAAAATTACCCGATTTATTAGTCAATGCCGTTACTACGTTTGACGGTAAAGCTTTATCTAAAGGCCAAAAACAGATACAGAGCTTTGAGAAAGGCGTAAAAAATCTTGCTAAGACTTTCGGCTTAGCCTTTAGCGCTGCGGCTTTAGCTCAGTACGGTAAAAACGCCGTTAAGGCTTTTGCAGCCTCAGAGCTCGAAGTAGCGCAGCTTACTACCTCCGTACGTAATTTAGGTTTAGCTTTTGCTACACCTGAGATAAATCAATACATAGACAAGCTCGAGGCCGCGACGGGTGTAAATCGAGATCAGCTCCAACCGGCCATGATTAAACTCCTGCAAGTAACAGGCTCAGTAACCAAGAGTCAAGAGATACTAAATCTTGCGATGGATGTAGCCGCCGGCACGGGCACCGATTTAGCTAAAACTAGCGAGATATTGAGTCAAGCATATGTAGGCAATTTTAAGGGCTTAAGATCTCTTAACCTTGGCCTTACTCAAGCCGAGTTAGCATCCTCAGATTTTGAGAGCGTACAAAAGCGCCTGCAAGTTTTATTCGCTGGACAAGCAAAAGTAGCGGCCGATAGCTACGTAGGCTCGATGAATAAACTCGCTATAGCCTCAGAAAATGCAAGCGAGAAAATTGGTAAATCTTTAATTAATGCCCTCACCGCTTTATCCGGTGGAAAGACTATCGACGACACTATCTCTAAGATCGATACTCTAAGTACGGCTATCGCAGGGCTTATCGATGCCACGGTAGGGCTAAAAGCCGGCGAGATCCTGCAACAGTATTACGGCCTTAACGCAGGCAAGATCCCGGGCGGTTTTGGTAATCGCTCACTATCTGCAAGTAACCAAGATACACAGAGAGCAGATGCTAAAGCTCGAGCTAAAGCTGAGGCAGATGCAGCTAAGCGCCAAAAAGAGTTACTAGCCCTACAACGTAAATCAATCCTTGCTGAGAAAAATAAACTTTCGTTATCAAAGGCTGCGGCCGTATTCGATACTAACCGCATCTCTATTGCTGCGGCTTTACGTGCTACTTACGATAAAGACACGATCCTACGCCTCGAGGCTTTACAGGCTATCGAGGAGGATAACGGCGAGCTCGCTTTACGTAAGATCGGTGAGCTAGCGGCTTTTCAGAAAAACGCGGATTTACAAAAGTTAGCCGGCATTAAAGAGATCAGCGATGCAACTCTCTCAGCTATTAACACTCAGCTATTGGCAGAGCTCAAGGGCATTAACGATAGCAAAATGGCCGAGGGCGATAAAGAGTTAGCACGTGAGGAGGCGTTTAAGAAGTACAACGCCGCTATTACGGCAGCCGGTGAGTTAGCCGCTAAAGAGCAATACTCAGAGCGTACTCAGATCCAATTAACCGAGATCGCTCGCCTTGCATCTCAAAGCAACACGACAAACGCTCTAAAGACACAGGTATTACTACGCGAGCAGGCCGAGTTATCAATGATCGATCGCGTAGCTCGTGCACAAAAGGCGGCCGATGATGCTCGTTATTCAGCTTTACAGGCTTATATTAATTTACTTAATAAGGCTAATACCGTGCCTGCCAATACGTCAGCTATCCAAAATATGACACCATCGCAGGCCGAGGCGGTATTAGCTAAAGAGCCGGTAAGCGTACCTACAACTCTTACGCCTGCTCAGATAAGAGGGCTAAATTATGCAGCTCAGGGGCAAGCCGCTTATGAGAGCTCTCTCGCTAAGATATCGCTAACCGATCAAGTAGCTCAAGCCTCATTAACTCAGGGTCTTAACGCTGGTCTATCACTAGCTGCGGCCTCAAGTGGGGCTCGTTACGCGGCTCAGGCGGCGGCTACTTATAACCTCAATTTCACTACAGGCGTTATATCTCAGCCGGACGAGTTTGCTACCTTGCTGCAAGAGACGATCCAAAAGATTAATCGCGACGGAGACTCGCTTACCGTGGCAGGTATCCTATGACCGTCCCTACAGTAAACGCGATTATTAACTTCTCTACGGGTCCGGCTTTTGCTCAAGCTATGATCCTTAATAGCGGTATTTTAGGTACAAACGTATTAGCCGACTCTGAGGCTTTGATCGTAGACGTATCAGATCAAGTGGACGGTATTACAACAATGCGCGGCCGTAACGCTCAGGCGGACCTATTCCAAACAGGTACCCTAACTTTACGTATCGTCGATCAAAATGGCGACTTTAACCCTCAAAATGCGGCAGGGCCTTATTACGGTTTACTTACTCCGATGCGTAAAGTAGCAATTACGGCTACTTATGAGGGTGTCGAGTATCCAATATTTAGCGGCTTTATTACTAGCTATACAACTACTACGCCTAAGATGGCTACCGATGTCGTATACACAACTATCACGGCCGTAGATGCTTTTAGACTTTTCCAAAATAGCCAAATATCTACCGTTACTCTAGCTGAGGCCGGTGACTTACCCGGCGAGCGCGTAAACGCTATCCTCGACGAGATCGCTTGGCCTCCATCGCAACGTGAGATCCAATACGGCTCGACTATTTTTCAGGCAGACCCGGGCAACCCTCGCACCGCTCTTAACGCTTTACAAACGGCTACCATCTCTGAGTACGGCGCTATCTATATTAACGCTCGAGGGTCCGTAGAGCTGCACGATCGCCAATTCTGCATAGACTCTCAAACTTTTCCGGTAACTCGATTTAATGACAATGGCACCGATATTAATTATTTTAATGCCGTTTGGCGCTTAGACGATACTCAGGTTTATAACTCCGCCTCTATTACCAAAATCGGCGGTACGCCTCAACTCGCGCAGGATCAGGACTCCATCGATGAGTACTTTGTGCACTCGTATAACCAAACTAATCTCGTTATGGACACGGATCAAGCCGCGCTCGATTACGCACGTGCCTACGTAGCAAGCCGTAAAGATACCCGGACTCGCTGCGATGCCGTAGAGCTTGATCTTTATATGGACGATTACGAGGATGGAATATTAGCCGCACTCACTTTAGATTTTTTTGATCCGGTAGAGGTTACGACTAATCAGCCTGGTAACTCCACCCTGCAACAGACTTTACAAGTGTTTGGCGTAGTACACCGCGTTACGCCTAACTCATGGAAAACGACATTTACAACACTAGAGCCGATTATCGACGGCTTTATATTAGACTCATCACTATATGGAGTGCTCGATACCTCCGTATTAGCATACTAAGGAGCAAGGTTATGGCAGCTGGTCAAGGTTTTAAGACCTTT